GGGGAAATGTAGTAGCGTTGCCCATCGTGCCGAAGCATGGATAAGCAGTCCAGCTACTTCCTACCAGAGTCTCAGGGCTTCGGATGGAAGACAGCAGCTGCCACCAGCGCGCCGGCATGAGCCATTGTACTAGTATCAGTGCGATCAAATCCGAGCAGCTCGAAAAATCCAACGTCGCGATGACGCGGATTATCGAGGCGAGAAAGGCCAGGTGGCCGTGTTCTCTCTGGAGGACCTCAATGTCCAGACCAATGACCGTAAGCCGAGCCGCCATAAGAACCGCAGCACCTTGCTGCAGGAACATGTTCCATGTTGGTTCAGTGGCTATGACCCGATCTATGAGGTCATTCTTTTCTACCGTGCCGAGACGATTCCCTCGGACGATGCGCAGGAGGCGGGCCGGAATAGGGGCAAGGCGCCCCGGTACCGTGTCGCGATTTATGCGATAAGCTCTAGAGAGAGCTAAGTCCCACCTCAAATAACTGTCCACCCAAGGCAGCGCCCCCGCCGTGACGGATACGGGCGGCTCCATTTTTGACGCCACGGTGGCGTCTCGGAAGCCCCCCATTTGAACCGTCGAACCGGGGCCGTGTTTGCAGGCAGTGAACAGCTCATCGATGTCAAAATCCGAGAGTACTCCGTGAACGAAGGCCTTGGCACGTGCCAGGGCTCTAAGAACGGGATACTCTGGACAGTGCTGAAGGCGTCTTAAAGCAACAACGCCTCCGCCATGGCGGTCAAGGAGTCCAAGCAAGAGTTCAATGCGGGGGAGGGATGTAGCCAGATGGCGCTGCATGTCGACAAACTTGCCGATAGCAGCGTCACGAGTGCGAGTCCTATCCTCCGATCGGACGATCTTCTTGGTAAAATGCTCCTTTTGTATTTCGGCCGCGAAGGCAGCTGTTTTTGAATCGATGTGCGCATGTGTCGAGATATCATCCAGTAGTGCCGTTTCCAGCAAGGTGCTAAATTCGGCGTGGGAAAAAGAGCGATGTGCTAGTTTTCGGGGAGAAACATCAGGGGTTGATGGTTTCACAGTTTTGTTCCTCGTCTTCTGAGACAGATGGTAGTTAACCGTTCAGGATCTGAGACTTAAACATCCGCCGGGTATCCGCGTTAATAGCGGCTGCCTGCGCAATGATGTCCAGCATCTCTTGAACTTCTGCCTGTGTCGTTTCAGGATCGAAACTTACCTTCAGTTCAGCCGTGTTGGCAACGGTTTTTCCGTTTGCCAATAGTTTCGGCTTAATGAAGCGGAAGATCGACCGCGCTTGGGAGTACCCATTAGGCGCGGCCGCATTAGGATTGGGAGGAACAACGATGATGACCACCCGCCGACGCGAAGTCAGCGGGGTATCGGCCTCAACGACCAGTTCCATGCGGTTGGCTGTTACGCCTACGCATGCAAACTGGATTGTGGATCCGCCGGTAAATCCGGCAACGGACCCCCCCGTAACACCAGTCATGGTTGAGAGTGACATAGGAACACCTACATGTCGTGAACTTTAATGGAACCAACCTTTAATCGCTGAGCGAAGATGCCAGCGAGGTCAGCGACTCGTGTGATTGATGACACTAGTCCGCGTATATTGACGCGGGGTGTCACAGAAACGGAATCTAGCGAAGGCTCGAAAGGTACTCGATTAACCACTTTTCGGTGGCGAAGCGATGACCCCCCGGAGCCTGACCAGTCCCATCCCCCCGGCAGCTGATGACTGAACGGCGCACACTCGCGCTCTTCCACGGTGGAAGTGCGGGTGGTTACGCAGCTCGTCATAAGCTGAATCTCCGGATCAAGTAACGCCCTCGCGGCGTTAAGGGAGCTGCTAATATCAATGGCACGATCGACCATAAAGGATAATGGTACGATGTTCCACAGCCCTAGGGGTATGTCTTTCATCTGCAACCCAAGAGCCCAGGAAATGTTTTCCTGGGGATGTCTCACCGAGTAATAGACGACGGCTCTAGCCGACGCCATCTCGGTACGGGTCGCGGTGGCTGGCCCAAATGGCCACTGCACCGTGGATGAAGAAGTCCTGACCAACGGCCGTGAGAACCCAGTAGACCTAAGGACGGTTACGGTGTTTAGCTTCTTGGCAACAAGGCCAGAGAGCCGACCGTATATATCCAGTAGGGAGTTCATCGTTGGCAGGAATGCCATGCGGTAAGTGAGCCACGCATCCGGGACGCTGAGGGAAATCTCCCTGACCTTCTGAGTGTTTTTGACGATCCGCTCAACGCGGACCCACTCAAGGGTCGGAGGCTCCCCACGCTTTTCGGACATGCGAAACTTGCGCTTAAACACATAGTCATCGGACTTCGCGACAGAGATCGGAGCAGTAAGCTCACGCAGAGGATGCGCGAGAAGCTCGACCGATTGCTTGATGGACAAAAGATCTTCCATCAAACCAACCCCAGACTTGCCTACACCCTGTAGCGCAGCAACAATAGCCTCGTTAGCCACGTCGCGTGGCTCCTGCTCGTCGACAGAGAAGTCGGCGAAGGAGAGGCCGTAGGTGCTGACCTGATGTTCAAACCAGCCGGGGCCCGACACTACGTCGGATACTCCAGCCGGTCCAACCAAGGCGTGCGACCCGCCGGAAGATGTGAAATTCTCCCGGTAGGCCG